AGATTATTAGCTCTTTGGTTTCCATCTATTGTCTCCTTTTACCTTGGTCTAATTCCATTATCAATCAACTCCTCCAACCTCACCACGTCCACAAAAAGAGTTCCTTTAAGCATCCTAAACAACATGGGGAACAAACCCTTTGAGTGCCATTTGTATAAAGTGCTCTTTGAGAAATGCACCTCCTCTTTGGTCGCTTTGGAGAGACGCACAAAGCGAGTTGTTTGGGTCTGTTCCATCTTTTTGCTCCTTTTGGCTTGTCTTCTGCTCTTTCTAAGTTTAGAGTATATGTAAAGTGTTTGTAAAGAATAAACATTTAATTCCAGCCTAGCCAACTGGCCTGTGGGCGCAACATATAATAAATAATCTTAATTGCAAGGCCCATGCCAAAATGGGCAAAATTAGGCAAAATTCTTTTTATCCAATGATTTCAATAAGTTATGGATATTTCAAGAGCACTCCTGGCTAACATGGGCGATAGAGTGCTCTATGGTTAAAAGGTTGAACAAATGGGGTGAAAATGGGGGTCTCAAGTTCAAAAAATTGTATCTTATTGGTTTTATTGGGCTTTTTGGCTAATTTTAGGGCAAAATTGGCTAAATCTTGTAAACCAATGTTCCGATTATGGAACATAAGGATTGAATTTTATCCAATTTGGTGAGATTTGGAAAAGCTAAAAGGAATTAGTTAGTAATTTCAATAGGTTATAAGATAGATTATTTTCCTCTTTTCATAGTCCTATGGCATGGAAGCTGCATACATATATAATAGACTCAAAAACCCTAATTTCTCTAAAAGGAGCACTCAGTTTATGGCAAAAGGTGAGAATGTATCATGGACTTTGGAAGGTTACGCCCCAGGTGTGGAAAATCATGAGAATTTCTTGGGTGTGTGTTTTCGGAAGAATGTCGCCCATTTGGTGACCACCAAGGAAAAGAACGCAGAGCGTGGGTTCGGGATTAAAGAAACCTCGAAGCTTTTTAACCTCAAGCCCCTGGGCGCAGCGGCTCCGGCCAGCAAAAAGGTAGACAAGGTTTACATGGGCATTTTGTGGTCAGCGGCTGATAAGCAAACCAAGAAAAAGGGCGGCTCCCATTTTGGCAAGTCTGACGCTGAGATGGCACCTTTGCTTTTAACCATCTATAAAACCAAAAACCCGGCACATGAAGTAACTGAGGTAGACTTCCTTAATATGCGGTCTGGGATTGACGCCGCAGAAGATTTGTTGGCGCAAGTTTAATTAACCAGGGGGAGGGTGGCTTTTATAGCACTCTCCCCTTTTTACATGGGAGAAATAAAATGCTCCATGTCAAGCGCCTCTTACACCATGTGGAAAAAGTACCACCCAAAAATTGGGGTATCTTACAAGCTCACTATCAAAGCCTCATTAGGCAGTATCAAGATGAGGTGAGTTACTATAAATCGCTTTGGCAGCACGGGAGGATTTCACTCACCGAATACCGGAAAAAGACCTTGCCCAAATTAAAGGCAATTAAGAATGAATTGGAAGCCACGGCAAAGGTTTTGAGGGCTATCTGAATCTGTTCATTCAATCGAAACACTTAACCCAGCCCGCTAACCATGCGGGCTTTTTATTGGCCTGTTAAGGGGCGGGAAAGGCTTCGCTGGGGCTTATCAGGCTTCGCTAACGGGGTTCTGGTGACCTACCCTATCCTTGCCTATGGGCTTAATGGCCATGAGGCTTACATTCCCTCTTTACATTTTTGTCAATCTCTCCCCTCTGCACAAACCATGCCATTTTACAAAATTGTATATTTCGAATATTTGAAAATATTTGATCGAATATTTGTGTAAGTTATTAATCTCAAAGAGAATATTTGAATATTTGGCTTTTAGGGGGGTGAGAAATTTATTTTTTGGCCCTGGGGACTAATTCTATATAAAAATAATATATATTAATAAGATAAAAGAGCCGTTTGGTGTTCATATTCTGCCAAAGTGTTCAGAAAACACCCACTTCGCACATAACTCCAAATATTCAAATACTTTTATGTTTTTATGAGAGATTGACAAATGATTTTAACAGGTTATGCTAAAATGGGTCGGACAAATATTTTTAAATATTTTTGCCCATTTCAAATATGGTGGGGCGAAAAGGGAAGGGAATCAATAAGTTAACAATATTTGAAATCAAATACGCTATTTTGGCAAGGATTCTAACAGGTTAGCCTGGGCTAACATGGGGTAAGTGGATTAAGAATTTATGGTCTTATGTTCAAAACCAATTTCCCCATGATTTCAGCCATTTAGTCCAAATAGAGCACTCTAATGAACGAAATAAAATGTTATCCATAACTCCAAATAACACGCCGAAAAAAGTTTACAAAATGTTTGACAATTTTGTAACATGGGCTTGTAAGCCTATAAGACGCTCAAGGCTGCACCCTTAGCCTAACCCGCCCTATCCTACCCGCTTCACCCTATCTCATCCTAGCCATGGCCTCATAGCCCAGGTTGCCTATCCTACCCGCACCCCCTCAAGCTGTGCCTCATAGTATGGGCCGTCCCATATCCTCATCATAGCACTCTATCATAGCACTCTACCCTATACCTATCCAATTCTTTACTATCAAGAGCACTCTAATGAACCATAGTACTCTAAGGCCCCACCCCATGACCCCCAGGATCAGACCGGGGCCGCCGCAGATAAAAGGCCCATTTACTCTGAAATATAACTTTCTAAAGTGTTTACTTTTTATGAACAGTAAAAGAGTTTTAACAAAGATTTTAATATGATATAGTGGAGGTGGTGGTAGAAAGGAAAGGAGATTGGAAATGGGTGAGACTCAGGTAAAGGCTCAAGAGTGTATAGTGGTCCAGACGGAGGATGAGTTCCTGGCGGCGTGTGGGAATCCGAATGGGGCCATTCAAGTGGTGCAGAAGAGTGTGAAACAGAGAAGGGAGAAGTTGCTCCATAGGGTCATGGATGGAGCGGAGATGATAGATGTAGAGGCAGAGGCTGCGGGTATGGGGTTGGAGAGGGTGGCGAAGGTTATTTCCACGCTTGATAATTCGAGGGATGTGAAGATAGACCACTCGATAACGGCCATGGCCTTGGTGGGGATGTTCCCGGTGGCGAGGGAGGTGGAGTGATGAGAATGGGGATCTCTGTGGTGAGTAATAAACTATTCACTTCCGCCCTTCAAATGCCAGAGGATGCAGTTGTCCATGATATTGAAATGGATTTTGAGACACATTCTATTAGAGTAAAGTGGTCCTCTGAAAAATGTCCAGAGGTTGTTGAGGGTAACGAGCTTGCGCAAGTAGGACTTAGAGGTGTGAGATAAATAAATGAAATTCGCCCTTTCATTCACTCCCCACCCCGAGGCTCCATACAAGAACAACTACCCAGACATCTGCGACCAGTTTATGACCTATTCCCTCTATAACCAACCTCAAAAGCTGGCTACAGAGGCAAGAAGGCTTTGTCAGACAGATTTGTTTTTCTTACTCTATTTTGTCTTAGGCGTCGAGGCCATTAATCACCCATGGATTGTCTCTCGGATTAGAGAAGTAGAAGCCTCCCATGATCGAACCCTCGATCTCTGGTCTCGTGAACATTTCAAGTCCACCATTTGTACCTATGGTCTTATCATCCAAAAGCTCCTCCTCAACCCCGAGGAACGAATTTGTATCTTCTCCCATACCCGTGGCATAGCCAAGGCCTTTCTCCACCGTATCAAACTGACCTTTGAAACCAACGAGCTCTTAAAGCTCCTCTTCCCAGACGTTCTTTACTCAGACCCTCGAAACCAATCTCCTAAATGGAGCCTGGACGATGGGATTATCATCAAGCGGAAGGGAGTGTATAATGAGTCCTCTATTGAAGCATGGGGTTTGGTGGATGGTATGCCCACCTCTCGCCATTACACCATTCGAGACTATGATGACGTAGTCACTAAGGACTCAGTAACCACCCCTGAACAGATCAAAAAGACCGACGATGCTTTCAAACTCTCTCAGTTCCTGGGCGCAAGAGGTGGAATAGTATGGGCCGTGGGCACACGCTATCACTTTGCAGATCAATATGCTAAGATGATCTCCTCAGGAGCATGGGAAATAAGGGTAAGAAAAGGGGTAGAGAATGGAATCAGTGTTTTTCTGACGCAGAAGGAGTTGGATGAGTTTAAAAAGGTGGTGTGTGATGGGAATACCTATATTTACAACTGCCAAATGCTTTTAGATCCTGTCGCAGAAGAGGCACAGGAGTTTAAGCGAGGGTGGTTGAGGTATTACCGTCAACTGCCTAATCAGGCTATGAACTATTACCTCTTTATCGACCCTGCTAATGCGAAGAAAACGGGGTCGGATTACACTGTCATGTGGCTATGGGGGTTAGACCCTCTTGGGAATTTCTTCCTCATTGACATGATTCGAGAGCGGCTTAACCTCCATGGCCGATGGAAAGCTCTCAAGCGTCTGATGATGAAATATCCTCGCATCATCAAGGTCTACTACGAACAATATGGTATGCAAGCCGACATTCAACACTTTGAATCTCAGATGCGCTCGGATGGCATCTACTTCTCCATTGAGCCCATGGGAGGCACTCTCCGTAAAGAAGACCGTATTAGGAAGCTCATCCCTCTATTCGAAGATGGTAAGGTTTATCTCCCTGAAATCCTCCCTTCTGAATCAGACGGAAGAGACCTTATCAAAGAGTTTCGTGATGAGGAGTATTTACTATTCCCATATGCCTCTCACGATGACTGTTTAGACGCTGCGAGTCGAATCAGGGATGAAAAGTGTGAGTGCTATGCTCCCATGGGCTTTCCTCTTGACGAGGATGAAGAGTATGACAACGTGGTGAGTTTTGGTAATTGGAGTCAGAATAAGGCCAGGAGTAGGTTTGCGAAGGTTTAAGGGAGAAAGTGTTCATATTCTGAACACTTTAGAGGACTTTAAATGCTTTCAATGGATGAGCTCATAGTACTCTTACAAAAAAACCAAGACAAGAATTTTGTCCAGAGGATTATGAAGCCTGATACATCTCCAGTACTTATGGATTGGAACGGACCAGGAACATGGGGCACTCATGCTATGGCCTCTGGTAACGTAGATGGTCAAGCTATTGCATATCCTACTATTGTAGATCTATTAGATGGCAAACTTACTAAGTTGAATACTCAAGACGCAGTCCGTCATGCCATTAAAACAAATGAATTTATTCCCTTCGACTCTGACGAAGAGGCTCTTTGGTTTGGCAAGAATTATAAGAAGGTTTGGGGGCAATAAAAGATGGCAACCTTACTACCCATACCCAAACTAATCAAAGACTCTTGGGGAGCTTTAAGCTCTGCCCTCTCAGGGTCTATGCAGCCAGACCAAGCAAGCTCTCCATGGGATTATGTTTCAGAGACCCTTTCTCAAGAGCCTTCTATGGAGGAGTTCAAAAAGGGTCTTAAATATATTCAAGAGAAAGGCTCTCCCCTTCGACCTCATCCTCCGAGGGACTCCATATCATGGGATGAGTGAGAAGGCGAGATTGCAGACCATTTGGGGTGGGCGCTTTGATGAATTAACAGACGCACAAGCTGCTTATAGACAGTTGGCAGAGGGTAAGTATACTTACGACCCCGAATTAGTAATGTTGGATACCGCTTCTAAGTATGGTTTCCCCAACTCCCTCCACAATTCCCAATCCATGTCCAACAAATGGGGTGAACCGGCAGGAGTATCCACCTCCTTTCTTCCCACAAAGTCCGGCTCTTTACCATTCTCCCCAGACGAAATGGTCCATCGCCTCCTCCCCCTCTATGGAGGTCCACCTACTGAGCGCACCGTAAACCTCATGCTTCCTGAGGGGAGGGAGCTTTTAAGATATGCCTACTCTGGTGCTCTTGGAAAGTTTCTGGAGGAGAATCCTGATGCTCTTAATATTCTCACAAAGCAACTCCGAAAGGGTGTAGACTTCCAGATCAACCCATTCAAAGAGTTTATTGGGGAGGCGAACAAAAGCAGCGACTTCACTGGCAAATTCAACCAAGGCCTTTCCAACGAGCTTCAAGGCATGGGGAAAAGAGCCATTCTCTACAACCCCCAACGGTATGATGAATACGAAATGCTTATGCTTGATCCTAAGTATGCTTTGCCTATTGACTATAGGCAGTTTCAGGAGTATGCAAATCCTCCCTCTGTGAGAGCAAGTAGAGGAGTGGGTGCAGTAAGAGTAGAAACCAAGTCAGCTACCCCAGGAGTTCGTAGAGGCCTGTCTGAGATCGAAGAACTCATGTCCCAAAACCATTCTCGCTTAGGTGACATCTACTCCGAGCGTCCATGGCAGGGTTACTTCAATGAGCCCACTAAGAAATCTATTCTCCAACGCATTGGGCCTGATTATAGAGAGCAGGTGGGGAATATGTTAAACGATTTAAGACAACGAAGTCTTGACATTCCATTTTAGGAGTCTACTAAAGTGCCCGACCTAATCTCTCCAGTAGGAAGCATATTCGGTTCAGAGCTTCAACCCTCCATGTCCCCCATGCTCGACGATGACATGGAGCGTGAACTCACCGCTGAGATCCAAAGAGAGCTTGAGGATAAACTCTCTAAGCTATCTCTCTACATTCGTTCCCTCTTCGAGGAGTTCGATTCCTCTCCTGTCCGAGCCAAGATGCTTTCTACCATTAAGGAGAGCCGTCGGGCTTATTACCAAGAGACCGAAGCCACTGACTTCCCATGGCCCAATGCCTCCAATATGATAGCCCCTCTTACCACCATGGGCGTCGATGAAGTTGAACCTCGTCTCGTTGCTGCTGTCATAGGCAAAGAGCCTTATATAAAGGCCAAACGTCTTCTTGGCGCATCTACCGACGACGAGGCCCATCAAATAGACCTCTTTGACAATTTCATCCTTGAGCACAAGGTAAAGGTCAAAGCTCTCGTCCCCAACCTCGTCCATGAGAAGCTCATAGATGGCACCGTCTTTCTTGTCCTTGGATGGAAGACTGAGACTAAGAAGATTCGTCGCATGGCTCCGGATCCTCAATCCCCTAATGGCTACTCCAAACAGATCCAAGAGCTCACTACTAGTGGTCCAGACATCCAAATGGTCCCTGTTGAATACGTCTGGATGGCCGACGACGTTAACGATGAGGATTGGGAATCTGCTCCTGTCATTCGCTACATAGGTAACCTCACAATAGGTGAGATTCAACATCGGGCTCAAACAGAAGAGGGGTGGATTCTTCCTGAGGACCTCTCTCGCTACGTTGCCACTGAGACTCTTAAAACCACTCAGCAAGAAACCGAAGGTGTCCAAGACTACTTCCGATCCTACGCCGAGCGTCAGAAGCCCATTGAGTTCCTTGAAGCCTATATTAAATACGACTTCTTTGGAGATGATCAGGTTGATGAGAATCTTATCGTTCTCGTCGAGCGTACTACCTTCAAGATCTTCCGAGTCCGTGAGCAGCTTGAAGTAGTAGACGAGAACAAAAAGCCCATTCGTCGGATGCGCTTCCTCAAGCGTCGTGGGATATCATGGGGCTATCCTCTTTACACCCTCATTTGTGGCATCCAACTTGGTGTGGACGCCATGTGGAATAGGTGTGTCAATTCTGCTGACATCACCATGACCCCATGGGGCTTCATTAAAAGGGGCATGTCCGGTCTTCGGAAGAACAAAATCCAAGTCTTTCCAGGCAACCTCATCGAACTCGACAACCCTGAGGCGATTAATTTTCCCAACCTCTCCATGTTCCAACCCACCCAATTCATCCCTCTCATCATGCAGTTCATCTCTTTCTTCGAGCGTACTCTCAACGTCACCGACTATATGCAAGGTCGAGAGTCTCAAGTTGCTGGCAAGAAGGGGTCTACTGCCACTGGCACTCTGGCTATTCTTCAAGAGGGGAAGATCAAGTTTGAATACCGTGGTGGGTTGACTCACTTGGAGTTTGTAGAGCTCTTCAAGGATATCCATGACCTCTGCGTCTCTAACATGAGCCTTGAGGATCAGGTTAAGATTACAGGGGCTCCGATTCTAAAGTACTCCTCCACTGATGAGTTCCTCTTTGAATTGGTTGGATCGGATATTACCTCCAACCGCTTTGTGGACCGACAGGAAACTGAGTCTCTCGTCGCCACTATGCAGCCCTTTATGGACATTCTTAACCCCATTCAAGTGATCAAAGACCTCCTCCATTCCTATGGAAAAGAGTCGG